GTGGTATATGGTTCAGCTGTGTACTTGAAGACAGCAAAGAAGAACTTCACTAAAGATAACTTCATAGTGGTAGATGGAACTTCATATTACATACCAGCATCATAATGATAAAGATCTTACTCATAGGATTGGCCCTGGTAGCTTGGATAGTATTAGGGCTAAAAGTAATAAGCAACCTAGTTAAAAATAATTGTACAAAGTGTTGCAAGTAAAGTATTAATTCAGTATCTTTAGGTATTAATAATTAAAACAACAAACATTATGATCAGTTCAAGAGACATTAATTACTTTTTAGATGATGCACAGAATTCAAGACAAGGACAATTTGAATTAGACTTTGCAGATGTTATTACTTGCTTCGATACTTTCTCAACTACATTAGTTACAGAGGATGGAAGAACATTAATCATTACTTGGGGAGCAGCAGGTTTCTTTCATAGTTATGAAGTGATACATGAAACTCCTTTGATGAAAGGACATCCTGGTATGGCTGAAGAGATTGTTGCAATGTTAAGACATATGGATGTGGATGGTGAGACAATGCAGTACATTATCAAGAGTGTGGGGATGGAAGATCAAATGTTAAGACAATTGATGATGACTCAACCAATCAATGATGTAGAGTACAATTGGGAAGTAAGAAGAAATCAATAACTTAAATCAAAGTAACATGAAGACAGAAAGAAAAGACTTGAAGGTAGGTACAACTTATTACATTGATGGTATGAAACAAACTAAAGGATTGTTTGTAGGAAGAGATAATAATTCAATCTACTTTGATTGTGGTAAGGACCATACCTACTATCATTCTGTAATGCCTGGAAGAGAACATCTAGTATCTTTTAACTTGGAAGGAGAAGGATTCGAGAAGAGAAAATAATTAATCAAAGTGTTGCAAGTCTCAGAATTAAATAGTATCTTTAGGTATTAATAATTAAAACAAACACACACATGACTAAACAAGAATTTTTATCAGGAGTAGAATTTGAAATGAATGGTAACTTCTTTAAGAAAGAAGACAATACAATTACCAAAGTGTACAGATCACAAGACAGATCTAGGACTGTAATGGAAGACTACCATATGAACATAGAGAAGATAGGTAAGGTACAATTTCAATGTTACACCTACTTGTTAGGTAAAAGAATAGTTAGGAAGGTTAGGTTTGATGAGGTAGAAGTTTTTAAAGGTTAGTCTTCGGACTAACTTTTTTTTTGGAAAATTGTTACCGAGGTCATGGTGATGTCATGGTGATGTCAATTTGAAATAAGTTTGATCGTTTATTTCATGCATCGGTTTTACAGGCGGTTTTCCGGAGACTCTTCTATTTGTATATTTCTGATAAAAATTGAGGTATGGGGATATATATTTATATAACTACTTAACTTAAATCTGGATGTTGTTATGGACCCTATTAATTTCCTAGTACTCTAGCTTTCCCAAGCTACACCAATTGTTTGGTCCTTCCCAAGAAATTTTAAAGTTCAAGTTGTCCTCCATATTTACAAGTAAAATAGCTGCTATACCCTAGCACGGTTACCACCTATATCCCTAACCTACCTCTTATGTTGTAATACTACCGTTTTGTTTCCTATATTTAATATACAGCTTTTTTACTTTTTTTGCAACAAGGCACCAAAAAAAATTCCGACAATTTTTTGTTATATAAAACATATATATTTATAGGTAACAATACAATATGAAAAACCTAGATAGTCAAAGCTTGTTCAATATATTCTCCCAAGGAGATGAACAGATCTACGTAGAGCACAACGTCTCAGATGTTCTCGACAACTCGTTCGTACTATTTGGAATGGTTATAAGGGGAGTGGAAAACTATTTCATTATTGATCAGTTATACCAAAACAGGTATGAAAAACAGTATGAATTAGTAAGAGAAAAAATTAAATTGAAGTACTTCTCGGGGCTTATGGAATACCTTCGTAGGATCGGTACAATACCCGCAGATACGCTATACATCATCGAGGATGAGTTCGGAGGTCAAGCAATAAAATATGCTTTAGAAGAAATGATGCAATTCTTTGAGCAAATTGAGTACTATGAGCAGTGTATAATTTTAAAGAAATATTTCGATATTTTTTTCGATAAAAAGTTGCATTAACTAAATGTTATTCGTATATTTACATATACAATAAAAATAAAAGTTATGAGTGAATTTACACAGGATTTAATCCTACACTATTTTATGATTGGGAGCGTAGCTACCCTACTAATGGACCTAATGATTAGGTTTGTTAAAACTTCCGAGCCTTTTACTGTAACGGAAATACTAATAAGTATTACAATTTGGCCTGTGGTACTTATCGTGTTTATTATCAATATTTTTAGAAAAAATCAAGATGTATAAAGATAAAATAACTTTAGATAGGGCTAAGCAATTGCAATCGGTAGGAGATATTATAATCGTCGATGCTTCACCAGAGTCTCTCGCTCCCTTAGGAACTGAGGGGAAACCTTGGAAAGAAAATTTCAAAACACTACAAGCAAAGAGTAGGGATATATCTCCAGATAAACTACTTTCATTCTACAGTGCAAAATATACTATAGAGGTTATTGATGATTCCCAAAAGGATCTGGGGATGTATTCGTGGAGGTATCTATCAGGTGTCGAGAATGGACAAGTTGCCAAAAAAGTTCAAGATAATATAGAATATATTTACGTACTTGTAAATGCGGGGTATCCAAGCCTTGTTAAGATAGGAATGACAACCAAAGAAGTACAGGGCAGAGTTACGGGTTTAAATGTCTCTAGTACGGTAGATGAATGGGTGGCTAAGTTTGCTCTTCCTGTATCTAAGGGAAATGCAATTAAGGTAGAACAAGCTGTACATAGGCACTTCTCCTCTTTGAGGGTTTCGTCGGATATGGGGAACAAAAGAGAGTTTTTTACCTTAGATCCTCTCACTGCTTTCGATAAAATTAGAGAGGTAGGAGCGATGTTTCAAGTAGGAAATCCTATAACCTATTAAAAATTAGTAGGAATTAGGGGGAACTTATCGGTGAGGGAAGGGGATTATATATAAACTATGCGCGGTGAAACTTCAAGAGATTCTTCAACTGTTGTTTCTTTAAAAAAAAAGTGGTAACTTCTTCCTATAAGGGTCTAGCCAAGAAAGAAAAAGCAAGAGATTTAAAAATAAAAAAATTAATAAAAACAAAAACAAAATGAGAAACAAAGATTTATTTGTACAAAAATTAGAAAGATTCGAAGCAGAAGTAAAAAGTATGGGGTATAATATTCATAGAAATGAATTAGATACTGCTTATGGATTAGTAGAAGTACTATTAGAAAAAATAGGAGATTTAAGAACTCTTCTTAATACAGAGTCTCAAGACTAATGAGTTTATCTGCAGAGCAAATACAAAGTAATTGGGATAAGCATCTTAGGATAGTAGATACCTTTATAACGGGAGATCGTAAAGAGAAGTTAAAAGCTCTTTACTTAGATCTTTCCGAGGAAATGGTAATGGCTCCTGCTTCTGGTAAACCTACTTATCATAATGCTTTTGCTGGGGGGTATATAGATCATGTTAATCGTGTGGTTCATTGTGCCTTGAAAACTAGGGCATTGTGGGAAGAAATGGGAGCATCTATAGATTTTACAGATGAAGAATTAGTTTTTACAGCCCTTAATCATGACTTAGGAAAAATAGGTTCCAAAGGACAGCCCTACTATCTCCAGCAAACTGATAAGTGGAGACAGGATAAATTAGGGGAATTATATACCCACAATAAAGAGCTATCTTATATGCTTATTCAAGACAGATCTCTATTTACCCTTCAGCAAGCAGGTGTATCAATTAATGAGAAAGAGTTTCTTGCTATTAAGCTACATGACGGACTATATGACGATGTAAACAAACCTTACTATATTTCATTTAATCCAGACTCTAAACTTAAAACTAATCTAGTTTATATCTTACACAATGCAGATTTCTTAGCATCTAAAATAGAATACGACGCTTGGAAAGCCTCAGGAGAAACTTCAACTCCTAAAGTAGAAAAGACAAAAGCAAGTACAGGAAAAACAGTTAATGCCTCAGAAGGTTTATTAAATTTAGTAAAAAATATTTAAGATGGAAATTTTAGCAATAATATTAGCAGTGGTTATTTTAGGATTAGGATATGTAGTATTTAACCTAAATCGCAAAGTAATTAAGCAAGAGGAGATCCTAGAATACCAAGTAGGTTATTTAAGAAATGTTTCGTATCTTATACAGGAGTCAAAAATATACGTAGAACAATTAGACGAGAAAGGTGCATTTAGATCTGATGATGAAGTTGGAGTTTTCTTCAACTTTATGAAAGAAATACAAGAAACAATAAATGCCTACCGTCTCCCAAAAGATTATGGCAAAACCACAGAATAAAGATAATTACTACTTTACCCAAGAAACAGAGGACGCAATCGTAAGATATAACGCATCCTCTGATCCTGTTTTTAGAGATAACCTTTTTACAAAAGAGATATACTATCCCCTCTATAAACTAGCAGAAAACATTATTCATACTTTTAAATTCTACTACCTAGATGTAGCAAGTATTGAGGATTTAAAACTTGATGTAGTAGCGATGCTAGTAGAAGAAAAGCTATTTAGATTTGATCCAACCAACGGAGCAAAAGCATTTTCCTACTTCCAAACCATAGTAAAAAGGTGGCTAATAAACTACAATAATAAAAATTATAGAAAACTAAAACAGGTAGGATCGTTCGATGAAATGGAGGATTCTTATGAAGTTTTAGAGGGAGAATTAACTGAGAGGAGAATTAAATTAGCTACTATAGTTGACGAATTTGTACTGAATAGCTACAGTGAGATGAAAATTCTTTTTCCTAAAGAGCAAGAGGAAAGAGTAGCAGATGCCATACTGACTCTGTTTAGAACACGTCTTGATCTAGATATCTTCAAAAAGAAAGCATTGTATATTTACATCAGGGAAATGACAGATTGCGAGACACCAATCCTTACCAAAACAATTCAGAAACTAAAAGAAGAATTCTACAAAACACATAAAACCTACCAAGAAGCAGGATATCAAATCTATTAATGTATTTGATGATATTTATATAATAAATAAGCCATGGGATTAGAGACCACAATTTTCGGAACAAAGACAGTATCAGATATACTTAAAGAAATATATGATAACTCTCGAAGTAAGTCTAAGCAAGTAAATGCTCTTATAGGAGAATTAAAACCTCTTGTAGAGAATATAGGAGACGCTACTCTAGTTGTACCTATGATTAAAGAATACCTAGAGGTAGGAGTGAAAAATGATGAGCACTTAATTAAAATGGTAGCACTTGTACAGAGATTTGATAATGGAGGTAAAGGAGATCCTTCTGATCTATTTACTGCTGAAGAGTTGGCTAAGTTAATGGAACAGAGTGAGGAATTAGGAAAAACTATAGAGAAAAAAGCAGAGTAATGGCATTTAAGTCTCATTTTACAGCACGTACAGGTGCAAAGGCAGGAGGAGGTACTAAAGGTAGCTCAAACAGTACTTACGGCAGAGTTATAAAGACAATCCTTTCAATATCAGACCCAGACTGCAAAGACTCTTCTATGTTAAATGGGGTATTTTACAGAATCATGAAAAACGAAAGCGACGAGTCTTTAGACACTGCAATAGCAGACTCAGTTAAGTTTGCCAAACAAGGAAGCTCTACTTTTAGGGTAGTTCCAATGGAAGGAGAGATAGTAGAAATTACTTCTGAACCAGCTCCAAATAGTCCAACAGGAAAAGTACAGTACTGGACTAAAGTTGTAAATGTATGGAATCACCCACACCACAACTCAAGCCCAGACACCAAACAACCCAATTGGCAAGATAGGCTACTAGGAGGCAATAAGGAGCAATCAACGATAAACCCACTTCAGATTAATTCTGGAGATCTTTTAATAGAGGGACGGTTAGGTCAATCTATTCGGTTTGGAGGAAATAGAGGATCTAACTTAGATCTAATTAATAGTGCAAATAACGGTAAACCTATTATTTTAATAAGTAATGGGCAGATTGAGACAAAGGAAGGAGATAGTGCCATTTATGAAGATATTAATAAAGATACGAACTCTATATACCTACTATCAGATCATAAAACCCCCTTAAAAGCTGCTAATAACAAGAGAGACTCATACGATACGGTACCACCTGCCTCCGATGAATATATAGGTAATCAAGTAGTAGTAAACGGCGGAAGACTATACTTCAACGCAAAAGAAGACTCTACATTCATCTCAGCAAAAGAATCTATAGGACTAAATGCAAATACACTTAATTTAGATGCAAAAGAATACTTCTGCGTTGACGCAAAGTTAATTTATCTAGGAAAAAAAGCAAGAACAGCAACCACTCCTGAGCCAGTCGTATTAGGAGTTCAATTAGAAAATTGGCTAACATCTCTACTAGACACTTTAGAGATTCTAGGCACATCTCTAACACAAGCAGTATCTGTAAGCGGAGGACCCGTTCCTGCCTTAGTAGCAGTAGGTCCACAAGTACAAACTACAGCAACTTTACTAAAAGCACAAATTAGCCAAATGCAATCTAAAAAAGTCTTTACAGAATAATGGAAATAGTAACATTAACAGGTACAGGTATAGGAATAGGTCGAGACTATAATATATCAAAACGCGAAGCTTATGCCCAAGCAAGAACTAACGCCAGAATAGAGGTAGGAGCAGCAAGTGCAACTGTACAGACTAATGACGAAAAGACTATTGAAGCAAATTTTATACTAACCAAAGGAAAGTATAAAGGAAGTTACAAAACTATAATCACATCAGAATTCTCCTTTACAGACATTGTTAAAATGACTGATGCAGAGAAAGAGAGAGGACTTGCAATACAAAAAGCATATAACGACAATTTACTTCGTATTGAAAATGCTCCTGAAGAAGGAAAAGGAACCTCAGGAACATTCGATAGTATAGGACAAGGTATTTCTATAAATTTAACCGAAGCTGAGACTTTAGCATTCATAAATGCAGTAGATAGGGCTATTGAGAATCAGGGAGGAGAAACAGCTGATAAAGGACGTACGACAATAATTAGTAGTACTAGTACGCAAGAAGTAGATGCTACAGGCGAACAAGTTTATAAAGCAGTTGTATCAATAAAAGTTGAACTTAGCAATATTAGAAAATATACAGCAGAAGAAAAAAGAAATGTAGAAAAAGCAAAAAAAGAACGAAATAAAGCACTACAACAAGAGCAAAACCAAAAAAAACAAGAAGAAGCTCAACGTAAAGCAGAAGTAGATAGAGATGCTAAGGCTATTATAAAAGCAGAAAAGGAGAAGTTACGGCTTAAAGTAAAGGAAGCTAAAGATAAGGCAAAAAAGCTAAAAGCTCAATTTAAGTCTAAAGGAGGAGTTAGAGGAGGCATAGCAATGGTAGTAGCTCTTTTAGTTGGTACTTTAACTGCTCAAATAAACCTTCGAATAAAGAGTGAAGTAGCTAGGTTATTACTTAAATTTCAAAACCAATGTCCACCTCCAAAAGAACTTGCAAGAATAGTTAAAATAAAAAATAACCTACTTAAAGTATTAAATAGTTTTCAAAAAAGACTAGATAAATTAACTAACATCTCACAAAAACTACTAACGACAGTAACAATAGTTAAGCGTATTATAAGCATAATTACAGCTATTCCGGTTCCTACAGCAGTAATTCCTCCACAAACTGGAGGATTAGGTATTCCTATTAGTGTACTAACAAAGCATAGCAATACCTTAATAAAACTAAATAAGCTACTAGATACTTTAACTGATCAAGCAGCAGCAATAACAGCTCTTATAACGAACATATCGGCAATTCTAGGAATTATTAAAAAAACATTAGAAGAGCTAGATATACAAATACAAGCATGTACAAAAGATCCAAACCAAGCAATAGTAGTAGCTAGTATTGCAGAATCCTCTACACAAGGAGCAGCTGTATATTATAAAGGATATAAATTAGAAATAGTACAAGATATAGTAGACTTTAAGCTTGCACCTAAAAGACACGCAATAGCTATAGATAATAGGGGAATACAGGTATTACAAGGACCTTCTTCTT